CCTGAGTTCACAGTTTGTAGCGCACAAACTGAAAAGCGGGTACCAGTGAATAACATCGCGATGCAACTTTCAAAAGTTGTAGCAAAGCGTTTTGCTGGTTCACTACCACCAACCGTCGCCGGTCGGTTTGAACAGTATGTCCATCTGTTAGAAAAAGTCTACGGACTTAAGCTTCCAGACGTCCTGTTCACCGACGACGGTCAACTTCGCAAGTTTTGCGAAGGTTTAATTATTGGCGACGTTTCACACCCTTGGCAGTCTCAGTATCGTCGACTGTCTGCGCGATGCCGGTTCGGATTCGCGCATTCACTTTTTCTGTTTCGTAAAGTGATTCCAAAGGGGAAACCTCAGGTCAAGGAGTACGTTGAGCGTCTTTCGACACCGCAGTCGGACCCAGATCCAAAATTCTTAGATTTTGCTTTGAGAATGGTGGATAAGCTGTTCCAGCCTGGCTGGGACAGGGACTACATTCGTCACTCGTTGACAAGCTCCCTACCCCTCACGTCTTGTGCGGAGAGGGGGAGAAAGGGAGGGGGCTCCAGAGGGTGGGCGGCCCATGAGCGTGAGGAGCGTGCGGAATTCTGCTCCTACGTCATGGAATCAGTCGCCCCGAGGGAGCGTGGGGTTTCTCGAGTAAATGCCATTTTGACCGGAGGTAAATGGCGGATCATATCCATCCCCCCGAAGGTGGACAATGCTCTCCGTCCTTTACACAAGGCAATTTACTCTCATCTTTCCCGTACGAAGTGGCTTCTCCGTGGAGATGCAAAGGCTAGCAGGTTTAAAGATTTTACCCTTAAGGAAGGGGAAATCTTTTGCAGTGGCGATTACGAAAGCGCCACGGACAATTTGAATGCCAGGCTCCAAGAAGCTATTTTAGGAAGGCTGCTCGAGCGTGCTTCCTTGGTTCCTTCGGGAATCGCACGCCATGCCCTAAGCACGTATAGATCCGTACTTGAGTGCGAGGGTATCGAATACACCCAAGCTCGAGGGCAGCTGATGGGACAACTCACTTCCTTTCCCCTTTTGTGCCTTATAAACTACATTACGTTTCGGTATTCTGTGCGTCGGCCTGTGCCGGTGCGCATCAATGGCGACGATATCGTTTTTCGTGCGACGCCCGCTGAGGTTTCTCGGTGGGAGCGTAATGTAACTAAGGGGGGTCTTACCTTGAGTAAGGGAAAAACCTTGATGAACCGTAAGTTCTTCACCCTTAACTCGACGCCGTTCGAGGCAAGAGAGCGAGTCTCTGCCGCGGTGGGATTTATCAGGCCTTCGAGTCTGTTTAATCAGGATAAGATCACTGAACAAGTGATGTCGCTGAATGGTAGGTTCTATTCAGCAAGCGCTGGTTACGGTCGTGAGCGGAAGCTTCTTGTTCGAGAGGCGTTCGTCGACCTTAACCAGCGGGCTATTCACGCAAGTAGACGTTCAGTCACAAGAGGATTGGGATTAGTTGTGGAGCGTAGTGCGCTACACGCCGTTGGGCTGTGGCATCGGGAGTTGTTCTACCTTGAACAAGTAGAAGAGCCACCTGTACCCTCAGTAGCGCGAGGGGCACTACCCCCGGGGTTCGCACAAGTTTCAACGTCTTGGATTCCCAAGGATGATCTTCGGAGCATTCGGGATGAATGGGCTTGGGCATGTACCGAACATGCGTGGTTCTCCGGGTTCACTGCGTCGGCGTTTACCGACAAGGCAATGATGGATCAAATTCGAGAGGGGTGTTCTCCCTACGGTCTGGGTGCTTTGGCTTCGGCCAGAGTACGTAGGATGTTGAAACTTTCTCGGAGCGCTCTTTGGCGTTGGGTCCTCGGTAGACGTAACGAATCCGTTTTCGGTAGGGTTCGTCCGCAGAGATGTGAAAGAGTGTTCGTGGCAGTGGACCGGTTGTCCGAGTACACACCGGTAATACAATTTACTAAAGGGGGCGTGGAGTCGCCAACGGAGTAGAAGTCTCGAAGTACGTGATACTTCTCTGCTGGGTGAAGTACCCAGGACCTCTTAGGGATACGACTAAGGAGTGCATAAAATGCATGGCGTTGCTGGCGGAGTAACACTCGCGGCCAGTCGGTAGGTACAGTGTAGACTGCTTTGTACCGGCTCCTTCTTAACGTTGACCAGGGTTAGCTATAGCAGTTTTCGAGCCAAGCTTCACCTGATTGTCGTAAGCTTACGGTAGCGTAAGGACTGCGGCCAGGCCGGTTTGTGAAACCGTCCTAGCTCCTCAGGCTCTAGCCCCGACCTGATCTCCAGGCTGTGCCCATTCCATGGGAAAAGAGAGAACCTTCCGCGTAAACTCGGAAGTAAAATCTGCTGTGTGTAGGCAGTTAAATAAGAACAAACAAAGGAAACTCAATGAGTGGACGGCGG